TGCACCAGAAGAGCAAACGGCAGCAGTTACCCAAGAAGATGAATCATTAACCCAAAAGTACAAGACCTTGCAGGGGATGTATAACGCAGAGGTTCCACGTTTGAACGCAGATAAACGTGAACTAGCGAATAGAGTTAGTCAACTAGAGCAACTTCTTAGTTCAGCAAGTCTACCAAAACCTACCCCGGAAATTCCGGCAGTACCTGAGAGTACATTATCAGCTCAGGATATGGAGGATTACGGTGACTCAATCGACGTTATGCGTCGAGTGAACCAAGAAGGGAACGCAGTTGCTAACCAGAAAATCACCCAGCTAGAAAACACTATCAACCAGTTGTCAGCTAATATGGTACCTCGCGTAGAGCAGTTATCACAGGCGCAAGCAACTAATACCGAGAATGTATTCTGGTCCGAACTTGAAGCTAATGTCCCTAACTGGCAAGAAACTAATAACCAACCAGAGTTCCAGACATGGTTATTAGCTATCGACCCGTTAACTGGGATTAGCCGCCAAACATATTTAGAAGATGCGCAAAGCAACTTCGATGTACGTAGGGTAGCTAGTTTCTTCGCAACTTGGCAGGGTATGAATGGTGTGCCACAAGCTCGTGTAGAAAACCAACAAGCAAGCGCTGCATCCGAACTAGAGAAACAAGTAGCACCAGGTAAGGGTAAATCCACTGGTGTTCCTTCGAATACTGGTGACCAGTCGTACACTCGTGATGACATCAGAAGTTTTTACGATGGTGTCAAGGCGGGTAAGTACAAAGGTCAGGACACAGAGCGTGCTAGAATAGAGCGTGACATTTTCGCTGCACAGCGAGAAGGTCGCATTGTTTAGTGCATAATCAAAATATAGGAGCCAATAATGGCATTTCCAACAGCAGCTGGTAACCCAGCATATTCGGGTAACTTTATCCCGGAAATTTGGTCAGGTAAACTGATTGAGAATTTCTACGACGCCACGGTGTTAGCAGCAATCTCAAACACTGACTACGAAGGTAGCATCAAAGCTTACGGCGACACGGTTAATATCCGTACGACCCCTGAGCTAACTATCAAGGACTACGTTAAGGGTCAAACTCTTAGTGTAGAAAACCCTGATAAACCTAAACTACAGTTATTAATCGACAAAGGCTCGTACTTCGCAGCAGTTGAAGATGATGTAGATAAGGTTCAATCAGACATTGCCTTGATGGACAAATGGTCTAAGGACGCTTCTGAGCGTATGAAGATTAAGATTGACCAACGTGTTCTTTCTGACGTTTTAGCCGGTGTTCACGCCAGCAATAAAGGCGCTACAGCAGGTGCAATCTCAGGCAACATTAACTTAGGTGTAACAGGTACTCCAGTTGCGTTGACTAAGACTAATGTTATCGACCATATCATCAATATGGGTACAGTCTTGGACGAAGCTAACGCTCCTGAATCTGATAGATTCATCGTTATCCCAGCTAAGATGGCCGCTTACATTAAGCAGTCAGACCTTAAAGATGCGTCAATTACAGGTGATGGTTCATCTCCACTACGTAACGGTCGTTTAGGTATGATTGACCGATTCACTTTATACGTGAGTCACAATATCAAAAAGACTGGTAGCGAGTTTGACTTAATCGCTGGTCATAAGATGGGCTTGACATTTGCTTCTCAAATGACTAACCTTGAAACATTACGTTCTGAATCAACTTTCGGTAATATTATCCGTGGCTTACAAGTGTATGGCTATAAGGTAGTAAAACCTGAAGCGTTAGTTCAGGCTGTAGTAACACTTTAATAGGAGACTGAAATGGCTACATATACAGATGGCATCGGTTTTAATAAAGGTTCTGCTGCCCACATGGCATCAGGCATTAATAAAACTAGTGTTTTACAAGTAACTTTAGACTTCGCAGCAATTACAACAGCTCGTGTAGCAGCAAGTGCAACAGCACTTGGCGCAAACGACGTAATTGAAGCGTTGGCTATCCCTGCTAAGACTATGGTTTTAGCAGTTGGTATAGATGTAACTACAGCAGAAGGAGCAACACAAACGTTTGACGTTGGTGATGGTTCTGATGTTGACGGTTTTTTGGATGGTGTAAACGGCAACGCAGTTGCTTCTTACACAAACTCTTTGGTCTTGGCCGAAGCAGCTCCAAATACTGTAGTTGGTTACTCAAACGGTAAGTACTACTCTGCAGCAGATACGATTGATATTAAGACTATCAACGCAGCTGATACAGCAGTAGTTCGTTTATGGGCGGTCGTTGCTGACTGTGCATAACGTTTAATAGATACGGGGCTTCGGCCTCGTGTTTACCTAAAGGACTACTAGATGTGGTTAATTAGGTAAATGCGGTAGTAGATATTTTAATATTGGAGAAGGAACATGGAAGAGCAGAGATGGTTAAAGCATAAAATTGATGGGACAATCTACGGTTGGGACGAATTCCTAAGCCAGGACTCTTTGTGTGAAGAAGTTACTGCTGAGGTAGCCTTCCCTGAGAAGCATAAACCGAAGGCTCAGGCCAGACGTAAGCCAAAATTAAAATTAGATACTGCAGAAATACCTGAACAACCACCTAAAGATAATGTAGAATTGAATATGGAAGCGTCAAAAGGTGTGCCTAAATGATATTGAGCGACGTAATAACTGAGACTAGACGAATCCTACAGGATATCGATATACCTCAACGATATAGTGATTCAGTCCTTTTGGGCTTTGCTAACCAAGCATTGAAGCGAATCGCAGTGTTACGTCCTGATTTATTTGCTTATGTGGGGGAAATAACCTGTGTATCTGACGCAGTCCTCCAGACAGGCCCCTCGGATTCAATCCGTATTATCGAGGTTTACTCGGTAGTAGGGGGCAACGGTGTCACTGAAGCGAACCGTGAGACGCTAGACCAAGCTATGCCAACGTGGATGAACGATACCGCCGCAGCAACCGAGAACTGGATGCGCCATGTGCGCAACCCCAATAGATTCTTTATATATCCTAAAGCTCCAGCTGGCCAGAAGCTAGTTATAGAGTACGCTCAGTCCCCTCCAGACTACGATACGACTACATCTGTTGAGTTACTATCAGATGCCTACTTCCCAGTAGTGCTAGATGCTACAGTATTTCTAGCAGAGTCCATCGATAACGAACATGTTAACTCTAACAGAGCTAAGCTATTCCAAGAGTCGTTTACTCAAGCTCTAGGTACAAGTGCACAAAGCAGGCCAGTAACTGATACTGAGAATTCAGGCATGAAACCTACCGAGGCAATCTAATGGCTACACGTACCTTTAAATCAATCGTTGCTCGTTTAGCCCCAAGTGTACCTGGCTGCCCAACCCCTATTATCGAGCAATATGTGCGTGATGCTGCTATTCTCGCGTGCGAAAGAACTCTAGCATGGCGCTATATCCAGCCTGAGCTACGCCTAACCCCCGGAGCGTACGATTATACGTACGATGCTCCTACTGATGCAGAGGTACACGCATTCCTGACAGTAGCTATAAACGGCAATAAGATAAGCCCTATGACTATTGAGCAGTTACATGATGTACAGCCTAACTGGCCCGATTCATCCGTGGATGCACGCTCACAACCCCAGTATATAACCCAATTAGATGCTGATACCTTCGCTGTGGCCCCTGTTCCAGACGCTGAAACCCCCTATCTTGTTAAGATGATTCTAGCTTTAAAGCCCCTAAGAACGGCCTCAAGCATGGATAAATCAGTACTAGATGAGCTTGAGAACGTGGTTATGCACGGCGCATTACAGCATCTGCTAGTATTACCAGAGAAAAACTGGAGTAACACAGAGTTAGCTGGGTACCACGCGAAACAATTTACGTTTCAAATCGCAGAACGCAGAGCGAGAACAAATCTAGGTGCCGCAAGAGCATCTGTAACCGTTGAGATGCGTCCATTCGCATAAGGAAAATATGGCTGATATAATTAAATTAGTAAAAGGCGACGAGAGACCAACGGTTGTATTGACTCTTACAGACGATGTAGCAAGCGGAGCTTTAGACCTATCACTAGCAACCACAGTTGTGACTGTTAAGTTCAGAGCTACAGGTAGCACGACATTGTTGTCTACCATCTCAACAACTAAGTTAGGTGGTGGTACAGGCGGGATAGTACAATTTGATTTTAGTGGCGGTGTGCTTGACGTTGACGCAGGGTCTTACGAAGGTGAGATAGTTATAACATATGACGGTGTTGTACAGACCGTGTACGATATTTTACGCTTTAGGGTTAGAGCAAACTTTTAATGAATGTATCATTTACAGCAGTAGTCTCCTCAGTTATATTAGCCTCGGCCTCAGTGCCGAGTGCTACTGCTGCGGTAACTGATTATTCTGTAAGTGCCTCTGCAGCTCCTGCGAGTTCAATCAGAGCTGTAGCTTTTGTCCTACCAGTATCTGTCCTACCTAACCAGACAGTAACTACCTCAGATACAGTTAATACTTTTGCCGTTACTAAAGGCGAGACAGAGATTATTACAGTCACAGAGGATGTAGTTCTTGCTATTATTAAACCACTAGCTAGTTCCGTACTGGCGACTGACTCAATCAACAAGGCAGTTCTTTCATCTGTTGACTTTGACCTCAGTGATGATGACGTAGACCCTGACCCAATTACGGTCGTAGACATTACAACTACAACGGTTGGCAAGGCGCTAACTGATGCAATCGTAGCAGCTGATACCCTAGCCGCTTCCGTGAGCAAGCCTATAACAGGCGACGCAATCGTAGCAGGTGATAGTGCTACTACCAACGCAGGCAAAGTTCTAGCTTCTGACGCTACAGCTACTGACTCAATCGATACTGCTGCTGTCGGTAAAGCACTAGCATCAGACGCTACGATTGCCGATACTACAGCAGCTACTACAGGTAAAGCGTTAGCATCAGACGCTACGATTGCCGATACTACAGCAGCTACTACAGGTAAAGCGTTAGCATCAGATGCTACATCAGCAGATACAATTACTACTGTTGCTGTCGGTAAAGCACTAGCATCTGACGCTACTATTGCAGACTCAATAGCTACCGTTGTAGCATATACTAGAGCAGTAACAGACGCTGCTACAGCTGCGGACTCAATCAACACCATTGCAGTCGGCAAAGCAGTGACATCTGACGCTACTATTGCAGACACCACAGCAGCTACTACAGGTAAAGCGTTAGCATCTGACGCTACTATTGCAGACTCAATAGCTACCGTTGTAGCATATACTAGAACAGTAACAGACGCTATCACTGTAACTGATACAATCAGCAAGGCGTTCCTTTCATCCGTTGACTTCGACATTAGTGACGCTGACATAGACCCTGACCCAGTTACAACCTCAGATACATTCGAGACAGTAGTTAGCTTTGTTAGAACAGTATCCTCTGACGCTACGATTGCAGACACTACAGCAGCTACTACAGGTAAAGCGTTAGCATCTGACGCTACGATTGCGGACACTACAGCAGCTACTACAGGTAAGTCCCTAGCATCAGATGCTACAGCAGCAGATACAATTACTACTGTTGCTATAACTAAACCAATATCTGATAGTCTTACTGCTTCAGACGCAACTATTGCTTTCACTCTAGTACTCGGTGATACTGAAGACCACTACGACGAAGTATTCATGTCAGACGGCTCAGGATTTATACACACCCCGAGAGTACTTACTATCGCTGATTACACCTCTGTGTTAGGTAGAGACAACAGCTTATTGAACTCAGCCCTATTCCCAGACGACGGTATAGGGGATAGTACAACATACGAAGCACACACAGGTACCATCGGTTCACCTGGACTAATTAACGAGCCTATTACAAACCACGGCCTAATCACATATCCTGATACAAGCGACGCAGGTTTTGTGGTAGACTTCCATTACACTGTAGCAACTGACTTGACAATCGGCGGCTACATGGCTAATATAGCATACATAGAAAATTAACCCCTAGGAGCAAGAAATGAACCAAGAAGATAACGTAAGATTGACAGGTGAGGTAAAGATTACTCTAACAAACGAAAGCGGTAATGTCACTAGGGAAGTAATTATCCCGAACACTGTTGTTACAGTAGGTAAAAACTTCATTGCTTCACGCATGAAAGATGCCTCAGCAACAGCAATGACGCATATGGAAGTAGGCACAGGTACAACAGGCGCGGCAGTTGGTAACACAGCTCTTGAAACTGTTATTGCCTCTAGTAGAACAGGTTTGTCAGGCACAACTGTATCAACGAACAACGTAGCTTACGCTGTGACGTTCGGAGCAGGTGTAGGTACAGGTGCTGTTACAGAAGCAGGTATCTTCAACGCTTCATCTGCTGGCACAATGCTATGCCGCACAACTTTTTCTGTAATAAATAAAGGTGCCGCTGATACACTAGGCATCACTTGGACAGTCACTGTAAACTAGGAGTAACCTATGGCAGCTTTAGTAGCCAATAACGCATTTGCAACATTAGCAGCTGGCATTACTAGCTCTGCTACAAGTATCACACTTACGTCAGG